AAGTACAGCAAGAGCATTGAAAGATGCCCTCGACTTACCTGAAGAACTCGATGCCCAAAAACCAATATCCTATATTAGGACTTTGGAAAAAATGGAACAGGCTCTTCTCAGTGGTGAAGTTGACGAAAGAGCATGGGATGTAATCGAAGCTCACTTGGATTTAGTAATGGTTTCGACTGTACATTCTTACCCCTCTATTGCTTATGACGCTACCCAAACTCCTGAATATGCAGCCGGTGTCAAAATATCAGGGTATACGTGGTACATGAGAGGGTTGCAGAATCATGTTATTAATGCTGGCTTCAATCAACACGAGCATTGGAATCGTTTTGCTGTTATCCGATCCACACAAAAATATATCAACAACAAAAGCGAAAAAGATAACGAGGTATACAGTGTCGGAATTACCCCATTGCAAGACGATATGTTTAAGGCAGTGAGAGCAGTATCAAATCCTCGTACAGGTGGAGCGTATGACAGTTTTGAAATTAAATCCGGAGCAGAACTAAATGGATTTTCACGTGATGAGATTAGGTACTGGTTATATTACGCTAAAGAACTCTCAGACAAACGAGAGGTTCATGTCATGATTCAGCATCACGAGCCGTATACAAGCTCCGATGTGGAAAGATTTACCCGAGCTGTTGACGAGTTCATCATTCAGTCTGAGGGTGAACAACGACAGAACTGGAGACGATAAGATGGCGAAAAATTACAAACCTAAAGAAGCTAAGAATTGTGAATGGGTGGACGACACTCTATCTAAAATTAAAATTTTTTATATTAAAGAAAAAGCATCTCATACTTCAAAACGCAAAAGGGGATCAACAACAATCTATCTTTCAGATTATCCCAACCTAACCCCTACAGAATTTATGGCTGAAGCTAAAGCTCAGCAAGAAGAACTCACTACAATGTACGAAGAGATGCAAGGCGATGATTTGTACGACCCGACTCTCACGTTCGGGAGCTTTTTGTATCATTGGTATGACACTGCCATTGTCACAGCTCCGGAAAATGCGTTAGCAACCTCTACTAAAGTAGGTTATTTAGCACATATAAAAAAGATTGCTACTAGAGATGAGCATGGATACATAAAAGCTCAGGACCCGATAGCTGACGTACTAATTTCGGATCTTCAAAAAAGAACAGTTTATGTTGACCAGTTTGCTAGAAGATTTGTTGCAAGTAATCCCGACTTTTCACCAGCAACTTTTAAAAGGCACTTCGCTACATATCGTAACGCTATTAATAAAGGTGTTTGGTGGAAAGTTTTTAAAGAAAATCCATTATCTGATTTAAGTAACCTAAGTTTACCTAAAGATGAAATAAAAAGAGGAAAGCCTGAAGTTACAGCAAAATTAATTGATGCGATTTGGGAAATAGCTGAAGGCGATGATGTTGAAGTAGCCTTAACAATTGCCATCTACACTGGGTTTCATAATTCAGAATTACTTGGTTTGAGGTGGTCTGATATTAAAAACCTAGAATCCACAGAACCCTCAGAACCCACAGAAGTCCACCTATATCAAACCCATCACAGGGTAAACGGTAATCCGCACCATATAAGAAGCCCTAAAAATGTTTATCGATCTGGAATGAGGTGCGTGTTAGGTAATGATGTGTCTCTTTGGCTAAAAGAATACAAACAAAAACAAATTCAGTTGGCAAAGGGTGAATGGTCAGAAGATAGACCAATCATTTCTAATCATCGAGGTGTTGCATACACAAACAATTTTCTCTCTCGAAGAATGCGTAAATGGAGAGTTCAACTTCCGGATAACTTTGCTCCGTTTAATGCTCGGACTGATAAAGACGGCGGACTCACTTTTAAAAGACTACGAGGGGCATATGCGACCTTCCTCAGACATGCGCACGTTGATTCAATTACAGTCCGAGACGCTATGGGTCACAGCGATGAGAAAACAACTAAAACTTATTACGATTCAGTTTCTCATAATGATAAGGTGTTGGCAGGCAATCAACTAGGAAATGTTATACCCTTTTCTAGGGGACAAAACCCTGATGAAAAATACACGATGGGGGAATGAAAGGGGGAATTTGCCACTAATTCTGCCACTAATTTGCGAAATATTTTTCATGGTTTACAATAAAACGTCTGATTCGTAGCTAAAAATGACCATGCCCCTATAGCTCAGGAGGATAGAGCACCGGTTTCCTAATCCTAGTAATGCTGTATTTGGTTGTCAATTTTGCAACCATCGTGGTCAAATTTGTCACTAATTAGCTACGAAAATGAATTCTATTCCTGTTCTGAAAATGCCATGTACAAATAAGGTTGGGGAATTTGCCACTAATTTGCCACTAATTTTACTACCCTACCCGCTCCACTAAATATTTGTCTAAATCCATCAAGTTTTTAAGATGGTATCCGTAAACATTTTCTACCATATCTTTGACTGGAAACCTTCCCATATAATCGACACCGCCATCTGAGTGGTAGCCCATCGCTTCATGTTCATCTTCATCAAAGTCATCATCATCTTCATCGAAATTATTTTCTTGTTCCCACTCGCAGTAATCTCTAAAACTGTCACGATCATTGTGTTGAACAAACTCTATCCAATCCTCTCGCATTTGGTCCAAATCGTATTTTGAATCATCGAATTCTATTTCGGTATGTTTGCCATCCTCGTATATATCAAGAGTAATCATTTTGCACCTGTTTTTCTTATTTCAAATTTATACCATTTATCATTTGGAACATTTTCAATTGTAGAAAATAAACTTCTTCCTTTTGAATCTGTAGAGTATTCATAAGAATTAAAAAATCCCCAATCACTCTCATTTGTTTTATAAATATTTGCTATATAAGACCCACTTTCATGTAAAAATGTTGCATCATGTTTAATAATGCCTAAAATATCATTTGGTTTATCACATGAAATAATTTCAGAAATCCATTTATTTTTATAATTAATAGCTTTAATTGATGGCATTTTATTCTTCACCTTTACTCAATGCTTCTAAATCACCTATAACAAAATCACTTTCTAAATTTACCCAAATATTACCTTTACCATCGTGCGGATAGTATGTTCCGCCTTGACTATCGCTAAAACTAATCAATAAGTCTCTGATTTTTTCGTAATCTTCATGGCTGTCAAATGATAATCCCAATGTGTATCCCATTATTCTGCACCTTCATCTTCAGGTACTAATTTGTAATCTTCAGTACTGTATTCCAGTACTTGGCATTCACCACTTATTTCTGCAATTGCAGGAAGTATGTGATCTAATCCTGATGCAGAAACAAAACGGCTATCATTTTTATCTGCAATATAAGTTTCTGTAGCTACTATTAATGTAATTTTTTCATATTTTGTACTCATTATTCTGCACCTTTCTTCCTTTTTATTTGTAGTTTATACGTTCTCATGGTGGCTTTGCCAATAGTCTCAGCTATTTCGCCACCGTACTTTGTAAATTTCTTGAGCTGTGTACCGTCCCATTTTTCGGGGATCTGTTTTATCTCTTCATGAGCCGGAACATATGCTTTTGAATCGTGGAGTTCATCGGCTATCAATTCATTCTCCAGTAATGGCTTTAAACTGATGCTATCGAACTGGGTACGGGACAGTTTTAATTCCACATCATAGAGCTTATGCGGTAGCTCTCTAGCTCCGATTGTTTCCATCTCTCGAGTAATTTCATGCTCTAGTTTTCTGATCTCATTATCGAGGTCCGATTGAGCCTCTAAAAGATTACCTAATTGATCTACTTTTTCTTGAATATTATTCATTAATCACACTCTCTAATTTAGTTTCTTGATCACACTTTCTACACGTTGCGTTGTCCTGTTCAGGAAATGTTTCGACTAGTTCCCACGCCTGACTAGCCACATTAAATTGTGCATACGCATCAACTAAAACATCGTCAGAACCACAATTGAGACAAACCCATTTATATTTATTCATTGCTTATCTCCTGTTCAAATTCTTCAGCGTTAAATGAAATTCTTAGTGGTTCGCTTGTCAATGTTTCCCATCCACCTTTAGCCCCTTTAATTAAACGACATTCATAAACATCTATCTGTGGAAATTTTTCTTCTCCCCAAAAATATATATTTACATCTAATGGTTCTCCTTCAAAATCTAAACCTTCCCACCAATCTTCTTCTCCAGTTTGTTTCCACTGTTCATAAATAGGTTTAATAGCTTGTTTAATATCAATCATGACTACACTCCTGTATTGCTTCCATATCGTTATGCCAATCGTTGTTAATAGTTTTTTCTTTAGGCACTACAAAAACTTCAACCATAAGTTCGTCATCAGAATCATCAATCCAAGCATTTACAACAATGCCTTGTCCAGTAGCGTCATGGTAATATTTCCACTCATCAAAATTTAAACTACTCATCACCTTCCTCCTCTTCAGGTATTTCCAAAGTGTCAGAGTGATACCAATCGCTAGCAATAGGATCAAATTCACCACCATCCATTTCTTTTGCTAAGGCGTAGGCTTCTTCTTCTGTGTTAGCTTCAACTACAACTTGAAGTGTTTCAGTGCTTTTGTATAAAACTTTATATTTACTCATCACTTCCCTCCTTTAAGTTTTCTTCAATCCAGCTAAGTAAAGACTCTGCAAGTTCTGCTCTACCCAGTAAAATATCTTCTGTCCCATCTTCGACTATTTCGGCATCTCTAGCATCTTCTTCAGCTATGATTTGAAGTTTTTCAATTAATTCATTTACTTTTTCGTTACTCATTACTTTATTCATTTTTTTTCCTTGTATTTAATTTCTTTGATCTCGAATCCACCGGCTAGGAAGTACTCAATTATTCCTACGGTAGCTCCGACCCTATAAGTTTTTTTGTCCGAGAATCTAAGCTGAACCGGTTCTTTATGTGATAAAATATTTTTCATGGGCAGTCTCCAAATTGCCTGTTTTGTTTAAGCTCCATGAGGCGACATCCTCACGGAGCTTTTTTTATCCAGTTATTTTTTTATTTCACCCCCTTTTTTAAATTAAATATTGCTTGCCTAACTTGTGGAATTGTAAACTCCCCATTCAATAAATCCCTTAATATTTCAAGGCAATCAGGTAAGGATTTATGGTCAAACTCTCCATAAACACTCTCTATATAATCTGCAACATCAGTAGTTAATAACGTTCCCATATCATCTATATATTCCATTTTTTTACTCCTGTTTTGTTTTATAATTTCCTGGCTCTTTTAGGTATAATATAACACATGATGTGATATGTCAACCCCTGTTTTTTAATATCCTAAAAAGTGTTTCAACTCTTTTATTGTGTAATCGTTTTTAATTCCTACTAATTTGATAAAGTCTTTATAATCTCGAATCGTCACGGTATGAATTTTTAATATTTCTATTGCTTGCGATCTATTAAACATTTTTTATCCTTTAGGCAGTTTCTAGACTTGCCTAGGTCCGATTAATTAAATAACTTGTACTACAAATCCGGACGTATCTTTTCTAGCGTCCCCCTTGGCTTTTAATCCGACTATTACGCCCTTGGGATCAAGAAAACGCATATCATGAATATCGCCGTTTATCACTTCATAACCTAGATATTGACTGGGTAATTCCTCACTCTTTTTTGTGCTGAATACAATTGCGACATTGCGACCGGCACGCAAGTTGTCTAATACTTGGTCGTGATTTGCTTCTGATCTCGAAAATGTCAAAGTATAATTTTTTGGCAAATTAACACGCTTGTTTATTGGAAATTTTGTATAGTCATACCAAACCACATTTGGAAACATTGCGAACAATTCGGGGTATACTGTTTCCCATGCAATATCGCTAGTACCATTTAAACGGATAGCAGGCGTTGACCCCTCGGCAATGCATTTTGTTTCATGACTAGCAACTTCTTTGATTAATTGCTTTAAAAATCCTTGACGGTCGCTATAAAAAAATCTAGTTCTGCGAATCCTTGCGTTTTGGATTGCGTTTGTATATTCGCCCGTTTTGATCATCCCGCCACGCCCTGCAGTGTTTAGGCATCCTGAGGAACAACCGGCGCTAGCGAATGGACAAACTTGCTTCCCGCTTAAATCATAGGGCGCAAGGTACATAATAGCTGTGTTATATTCGCCCTTGCCAAATTCGTTGGAATGCTGAATTTTGACGGAATTACTACCCAATAAATTGTGCTTTTTGGGATCAAATTTATCAATTTCTTTTTTATTATTATTTTGTAGTTCGATAAATTTAGTTGTAAAATCTAATGTAGTCATTTTAATACTCGCTTATTAATTTGATTAGGATTTACGGAGTGTTAGAGCACTCTGTGAATCCGTTTTTTTCCCTTGGTAGGGGAGGGGCGGGGATTGTTCCCCGACCCTATTATTTATTTATTTTAATAATCCGATACTTCTAGCGTAATCTATTCCCAACTGTGTAAATTCCATAAAAAATTCATTTGGTTCATTTTCAAATGTCGTTACTAATCCTTTTTTGATCATGTCTGTTAAATGTCCATTATTCTTAAGACTAGTTTCAACATTACCTTTTGTAATTCTTGGCATTCCTGACCAATTGGGCGCATCCTCGAAGTATTCAATAAATAATGCTTTTGTTCCTTGTGTCAACTCAACCATTTTGCTTGTCTCCCGTTTTGTTTATTTGCTCGACCTGTGAATATAGTAGCACATGATGTGAGATTGTGTCAACACTTTTCCCCGTATTGGTTGGAAATTCAACCATTCTACAGGTATAATCTAGCTACAAAAGAAAATTGCTCAAAAATTGCTCAATTTGGGTATTGACAAGGTATTTTAAATGCCGGAAATAAAACACAATTTGAATGATAAACAAAAGCATTTTTGCGATGTTTACCTTAACAATAATAGAAACGCTTCAGACGCATACCGTCAAGCATTCGGAACAGATAAGGCGGAATCCGTCATAAACGCCTCAGCTTCTCGATTGTTACGTAATGTTAAGGTCAGAGATTACATTGTTAAGATTCAGCAACAAAACGCACAAATTACGCAACGAAAACAGGATATCGACCGTGATTTTCTGATAACGGAATACCTTGACGTATTGAGATTGTCCAAAGAGACGAAACAACTATCAACGGCGCGTCAAACGCTCGATAGTTTGGCGCATCTTGCGGGATTGTGGACGGATCGCCGAGAAGTAACGACTAATATCAACGTAGACGCTACACTCCGTCAGCTAGAGACCGCCGACCTACTACAGGCACTGAAATCTAGTAACACAAACGCCATTGACGGGGAATTTTACGAAGTAAACGGCGACTGAATCGGTGTGCGCCTCGTGCGTGGGCGATGCGTGCGTGTCGTGCGTGCGTGCGCAGGGGTGTCACGAGAATTTTCGCCGATCGCAACCCGGCTGCCGCCCCCCGCCATCGAAGATGGTGTGTACAACTCCAAACCAATAATGTGCGTTTTTGCCATTCGTATGCTCGTTACCTTTATAGCTACAGTGATCGTCACTGGTAGTCGTCATTATCGTCACTCCAGCTACAGATCCTGAAGTGATGACAGAGCTTTAAGCGATTGTGTCATCATGTAAGGATAGTGACGCTTAATCACTACCGTCACTATTCGTCATTTTCGTTCCTGTATTTTTCTTAAATACGGTGTTAGTGATATATACCCCCTTTAGGGGGGGTATATCACTACGCTTTTTTCTTTGTTACTTTCTTTTTTAAAAGAACTTTTTCTCCATAGTGGTTGTTTTTTCAACAATGCTTTGTTATTTTAGGTGATAGGGGCGGAAATACGGGACTGCACCTCCTTCGACATCCGTCCCTTTAGTGTTCAGGAGATGTAATGGCAGCAAAAAGAGATCCTAGGTTAAAAAGAGCTGGCGTATCAGGTTTCAATAAACCAAAAAGAACTCCCAGCCATCCTAAGAAGTCTCATGTTGTTGTTGCAAAATCAGGTGGACAGATAAAAACAATTCGATTTGGGCAACAAGGCAAGACTGGTGACAGAACCATGACTCCCCGTGCTAAATCATTCAAGGCTCGGCACGCAAAGAACATAGCTAAAGGCAAAATGTCAGCTGCGTATTGGGCAAACAAGGTGAAATGGTAATGGCAACTAAAAAAAGACCGGGGCTGTATGCAAATATCCAAGCCAAGAGAAAAAGAATCAAGGCAGGGAGTGGTGAAACTATGAGGAAGAAGGGTCAGAAAGGTAGACCAACTGCAGCACAATTCCGGAGAGCAGCAAAAACTGCTAAAAGGAGATAACAATGCCTAAAGGAAAAGGTACTTACGGCTCTAAAAGGGGTCGCCCACCAAAGAAAAAGAAGACACCAAGACCTATGGGTGGAAAAAAATAGTGGTTGCATTAACCGATGCACACAAGGAAGAAGCAGTCAGGAGAATAGAAAAAGAGTTTGCTAGAAGAAATTTTATCTCCCCTGACGGAGAACAACCCGACTTTCTTGACCATGTAAAAATTTTAGAAAGATCTCAATTGCATTCAGGAAAAGCAGGGGGTGCTGCCCCATTCCAAAAATGGGAGTACATCAAGGAACTTGCAACAGCAATAACAGAGAATAGGTTAGTTACAGTTCTAAAAGCTAGACAGCTGGGATTCTCATGGACAAGTGCAGCTTATGCAGCATGGTTATTAACTTTCAGTCCCGGCACTAATGTGCTAATGATCTCCAAAGGTCAGACTGAAGCATTCAGCTTATTGGATAAAGTGAGGTTCATTTTGAAGAACCTGCCACAGGATTGGCAACACCCACTATCCCCTGACTCAAGATCAGAGATAGGGATACCTTCACTGGACTCAAAGGTATTGGCACTTCCATCAACTGAAGATGCAGGTCGTTCTGAAACAGCGTCTGTAGTCATACAGGATGAGGCTGATTTTCATGAATACCACGCTCAAAATTACGCAGCCGTAAAACCAACTATTGATGGAGGGGGTCAGATGATTATGGGATCTACCTCCAATAAAAGAAAAATGTCATCTCTATTCAAAGAACTTTACAGAAATGCTCCTGACAATGGGTGGAAGACTGTTTTTATTCCTTGGAGTGCAAGACCGGGAAGAGATGAGAAATGGTACGAAGCAACTATGGATTCTGTTCCATCTATGGATTTACAGGGTATGAGTCCCGAGCAATACATGGAACAGGAGTATCCCACTGAGGAAACGGAGGCATTATCACCACCAAGAGCGCAAAGCATTTTCGACAGGGACATGATAATTGGAATGGAAGATTACTGCATAGAACCAATCAGACAGGTTGGGGCAGGCAACATCTATCAGGACGTAAGGGCGGGCAAGAGATATGTCGCAGGTACGGATGTCGCAGCGGGGGTTGGAATGGATTACTCCGTCACCGTCATAGTTGATATCAATACAGGGTATGTAGTGGCGGATCTAGTCACAAACACAATGCAACCTGAAGACTTTTCTGTTGCATCTATGGACCTGCTTGAAGAATACAGCAACCCTGAATGGGCTATAGAAAATAACTTTTCAGACACAGTTCTGACTGTAGCACGAGATGAAAACTACCCAAGACTTTTCAGAAGAAGAGTGGGTAGAGGAAAAAACCAAAGAAGAGAATACGGCTGGAAAACTGATCGCATGAGTAGACAGGCTCTGTTCGATGAACTTAGAGCTTCTTTTAATGCAGGTCAACTTACCATCCCTAACCGATATGGATTAGATGAATTTTCTACCATTATTGCTTCTCCGGGAGAAAAGCCACAGGCAATGGGTGGCGCTCACGATGACTATGTAATGGCATTAGGAATTGCACTCATGTGCAAAGAAGAAAAAGGAATGGTTAGTAACGGAAAAATAATAAGACTACCAGCATTCGCATAGGAAAAATAACATGGCTGATTTAAGGGAACGACCCGAAGCAGAACAAATAACTAGGTTCTACTCAAAGATGACCGAACTATGGTCAAAAGCTCACGAAGAATTTCGTGATAATGATGACTACTATCAAAGAAAATTTAATGTGTGGAATCAGAACTATCAGGGCAGACCGATATTCTATGACTCCACACCCACCCATCTTGTAGATCACGCAGTCGCTACACTTATGAGCTTCTCACCAAGAGTCCACAGAGAACCTGTCGGCGATACAGAAGATGACAAGATTAATGCAACAAATTTAGAGCATGGACTAAAAGCTGTTATGGATCATGCAGCTTTACACGAACCATCACTACCATGGAAAATGCTATCTCAATATATGGTGGCTCATGGTTATGGAGTAATTGAAGCTCCAGTACTTTCAGGATTGTCAGAAAGACCTACATCACCTGACAGAGGTAACTTTGCAACTGACGAAGAGTACGAACAAGAGTTAGCTATATTCAAAGCTAATAGAAAAAATTACAACCCCGTAAGAATCAGGATTCCACATCCATCTACAGTATTGATGAATCCTACAGAAAAGATTCCTACTATTGCTATCAAAGCATCCAAGATGACAGCTCAGGATTTGCACGATCAATCTGTATTGAAGAAAAGAACTCAACGTAGAAAATTTGCAGAAATTTTTCAGATGGATGATTATGACCCATGGGATGAGGTAGAGGTATGGGATTATTGGACTCCATACTGGCACGTTAAAATGTTAGCCAACCCAGCCCCAACATATGGTAGTCCGAACTCAGTCGCAGCTTCACCGATTTACATGGAACGCAATACTTGGGGGTTTGTCCCATTTGTTCATGCGTTCTCAGGGTTATCAGGTATGGACTTTGCCGATGAGGGCGGAGATCCTTATAACTTTGCACAGGGAATTTTAAGTCCAAACAAAGAAACAATCAGAAAAAGAACTCAGGAAATTTCTGCGTTCCATCAAATGTTATTACGATCTGCATTCGCACCAATGGGTACATCGAGAGATCCGATGACTTTGGCTCAGGCAATTCAGAATGAGGGAATACTTGAGGGAGATATGCAGGATTTCTGGGTT